GAGCGTGGTCATGAGCGTGACCGGCCGTGACGGCTCGCAGATCGCATCCTATTTGGAGTACGGGTATTTCAATCTGCGTGCGCAACGTCACCTGCCGGGCATGTACGTGATGAGCGAGGCAAAGTATGGCTGATCTGAGCGTACGTGCCCCGTTGGATGCCGAGGGATTGATCGATGCGCTGTTCAAGCGTGTCGATTTCCGTAAGGCCGGTTTCGATAACGTCGTGGTGTTGCCGCGCGATGTCGCGGATACGGATTCGTATGCGTTTGACCATGACGTGGTGATCTGGCATTGTGGCGCTCCGGTCCAGCCGGATTGGAATGTGAAGGCGTGGGTTTGGCGGTTCGCGTTGTCGCTGACCGTGGTGAACCGTGACCCTGACATCAGTTCCAGCCTGTGCTCGTTTCTGCATGAGACGATTTCACGTTGGCCGTATGGCGAGCCCACCGAGTTTGGCCGTGTCGGCGCGATTCCCGACAATCCAGCGTTCGAGCAGGTCGCCATTGGCGATGTGGTGACTACGAAGACCGCTGTCGTGCGTTCCTGCACGAAGCTGGTGCAGGCGGGTTCCGTCCGCTGATTTTCCCAATAATCCAAAGATTCTGATTTTAAAGCCCTGTCCGCTTGCGGATGGGGCTTTCTTGTTAAGGAGGGCCATTCATATGGCTATGAACGATAAATCTGTGTTTACCAGTGTTCGCGGTGCAGCGTTTCTTGCCGATGCCAATACTGCTTTGCCGAGTCTGAAACTGTTTGGTTTGGAGGCGGCGACCGTTGGCGAGACCACCAAGAAGTATACGAACATGGGTAATTTGAGCGCGTCCGACCTGCCGTCTTTCGAGACGAGCGGCGGCGACGCGACAACCAAGGATACTTGGAACAAGAGCAAGTTCCGCACCACTTACGATTCCGTCACCGGCAAGGTCACGATTTCCAGCGTCCAGGGCGACAAGGAAACGTTCAAACTGATGTTCGACGCTGCCGAAATCACCGGTGGCGGCACCGCAGTCGCCTTGGACAAGGTCGAGCAGCCGAAGGCGCTGTTCATCTACGCCGAGGACACGAACACCGGTGAGAAGTTCGGCATTTGGATTCCGAACCTGAGCCTCGCCTATAGCGAGCTTCCGTCCTTGGCTCAGGATGATTTCAACACGTTCAAGCTGGAAGGCAACATCATGACTACCACCGTTCTTCCGAAGACCAAGAGCGGCAAGGCTTCCAGCATCGCTTACTACGATCCTGACGATTTCGCCAAGGCCGCGTGAGGCTGAGGGTTTCCGATTCTTCCCCTGACGGGTGTTCTTCTCCTGTCTGTCGCCCATCAGGGGATTTTCTTCTGTATCGCAGACGGGTGTTGGCTTTTTCACAGATTGGAGTTTTGTATGGCTGAAAACGATGTTGAAGAGAATGTCTTTCCGACTGATTGGGATGGTCTGGCCGGTTACGATGATGTGATGGCCGGATTGCCGGAAATGGTGCAGGCGGAGTCTTTCTCACCTTCCCAGACGGCACTGTTCGCTGTGATCGAACGTCGTTTGAACGAGCGGCTGCTTGTCATGCGTGACGGCGGCATGTTTGGCGGCAAGGCGAAGAAAACCGTGTCTGATGATGCTGTCGCCGTTGCCGTGGCCGAATATGTCGAGATCGCCGACTCGTTCTATAAGGGGCTTGCCGTCAATGCTGACGCTTACGCGGAGTGGACGAAGGGGCGTGGCCTGTTTGACCTGTTGAACATGTTCGCAGCACTCACACGCTTCTACGTGGAGCGTTTGGGAAAATCAAGCGCCTCGAAAAAGCAGTCTCGGACTGCCGAGTAGGGGTTGTCTCCGATTTCCGTCGTTTCTACCGGCTGAATCTTCCGGCTGACGTTCACGCGTATGATCCGAATTTTCTTTGCGACCTGTTGGATGGTCTAGAGGCCATTCCCGATTCGCAGTGGCGTGCATGGCTGTTGGAGCATGATGGTGCCGGTGGGGGTTCCGGCAGTTCCGAACGGTTGCAGTTGGGGTGGCTTGGTTTCGGCCAGTCCGAAATGCTGTTGCTGCAATTGCAGAACACGTTGGATTCGTTGCGTTCGCTGGCTGTTTCTCATTGGAGTGGGAAGAAGGTTGGCTTTGAGCCGATTCTTCCGCCCGGCATTGATGCCGCGTCTCGTGATGTCAATCGTGTGGATGGTTCGCATGTGACGAGTCTGGCTGACTATATGGCTCGGGTTCGTAGTTGCTTCGGCGGCTGATTCTGCCGGTTTTTTGTTTTTGCCCATGTTTCCAAGGGGTCTTTTTCCTCTTTCTTCCCCTCGGATTCGTGGGCGTTTCTTTTAGGAGTGTGCGCGTATGGAGCGTCCTGCTTTTTCCGCTGGCGAGGTCGGCATTGATGTCGTTCCTCTTACCGACCGGTTTTTTGCAGAACTTAGGGCGAAACTGCATGATCTTCGTGATTTGAAGGTTCCGGTTGAGTTTGACCCGGATGACATGGCCGCTTCGCGCACGTATGAGAAGTGGAATGGGCGTGATGCTCGCGTCAATGTCTCGTATGACGTTGACATGTCCGGTTTGCGTGAACTGTCGAAGCAGGATGAACGGTTGCGTAAACGGTATGAGAAGCCCGTCAAACCGGTTTTCGACGGCAGTGGTGTCGTCAAGGGTCTGGACACGGCGATCGGCCGTGTCGAACAGTTGCGTAAGGTCCAGAAGAACGTCGGCGACGTGTTCACCAAGAATCTTGGCGTGTTCGGGAAAACGGAGACGAGCCGGTTGAAGGAGCAGATGCTTCTTCTGGACCAGTCCGAAGAGAGGATGCGCAGGATTCGCGCCGACCGTGACGAGCTTGTTTCGATGCGCGGTGACGAGTGGAATCAGCTGAACAGGCAGATTCTTGGCAACATGAGCACGTTGGACGCTTTGCAGAAGCGTTACGACGAGTTGGGTTCCGAGATTTCCAAGGTTACCGCGTATCGTGATTCGCTTCGTGGCGGTGGACGCCGCGATGAGGCGAAAGCGCAGACCGTCAGGCTTCGTGAGCTTCGCGCCGAATACCGTGCGACCGCACGCAACATGCGCGAGGTCACGAACGAGACGAACAGGCTCGCCAAACAGCAGGACAAGCTGAAGTCCGATAGTGTCGCGAAGTGGATTCACGATTTGGACAAGCAGCTTGTCGAATTGGATTCGCATACGAAGTCCGTGCGTAAGACTTTCGACAGCGTGGCCAGCAGCGGGTTCTTCAAATCCTCCGACATGGGCAAGACGAACGTTCTTTCCGGCGTGAGCTTTTTCGGCAAGGATCTGAACCGTCAGCTCAATACGGAACGTGCCGCTCGCAGGGAGCAGGAGCGGCTGAACGATTCGTGGCGTGATGGTGCCGAATGGCAGGGGAACCTGTTGGAAGGCACGGCACGGTATGCGCGGAATCTGAAGACCGCTTCCAACGTGATGAACGCGTACGGCAAGGACGTGAAAGAGGCGAACCGTCTGCTTGACGAGCAGGAACAACGGTTGACCGGCTTGCAGAGGGCCTTGCGTGGCGTGAACAAGTACGGCAGGTATTCGGAAGTCAACAAGCAGTTGAACGACCAGCTCGCCGCCGTCAACAGGCTCCGCAAGCAGATCGAATCCAATCCGATCAAGACGAGACTCGTATTGGATGATAGTCGGTTCAACCGCAAGTATGCGAACATCACACATCAGGTAGGCGAGTTGACAAAGAAGCTCGAACGTGAGAACGAGCTTAAGATTCGTGTTGATTTCTGGACTGATACGGCTGATTCGCTTGAAGAGCGTCTGCGTAGGCTTCAGCATGGGCGTATTCAGATTCCTGCGGATATTGTCGTTGACAATAAGAATCTGATTGAGCGTGCCCGGCAAGTCGCCGAAGAGGTGAGACGCAATCCAGATCGCAAGGTCGAGCTTGAGGCTGATCTTGATTTGGACATGAAGCGTGCCGAGGAGCGTATCAAGGATTTCCAGAAGGCCAATGACACGTTCAATATGGACGTGGATTTGGAGACCGCCGCCGCACGCGCCCATCTCGCTTACTTCACGAGACCGCGTACGGTTGATATTTTCGCGGAGTTCAAAGGCACCGATCTCGGCAAGATCATGAGCGGCATGACCGCTGGCGCTACTGGTGTCCGTGGCGTGCAGAACGAGTGGCAGAAGCTCGTCAACATGTTCGACAAATTCGATGAGGTCGTGCCGAAGTGGAGTCTGCTGGGCGCGGTGTTCGCGTCCGTTGGCGCTGGCGCGTTGAACTTGTCCCGCACGGCTGGCAGTGCCGGCGCTTCTCTGGTGATGATGAGCAAGGCGGCTTTGGCCGCTCCGGGCGCTTTGCTCGGGTTGTCCGCGGGCTATGAGGTCGCGTATGCGGCTGCGAACAAGTTTGGCTCATATGTGGATGTGTCCACCACGAAGCTTGGTGGATTGCATGACAAGCTTGCTGACACGTTCTGGAAGCAGGCCGCGACTCCCGTCACCGATATGATGAACGCGCTCGGTGACAGCAAGTACGTCGAGAACATGAACGGCGTGGCCGACGCGGAAGGGCGTATCGTCGCCAATGCGGCGCGTATCGTCGCGCAGGAACCGTATGTGGATCGTATCAATTCGATTCTCGGCAATACGGTCAAGGGTGTGGACGCGCTTGACCCGGGCGTTCAGGCTGTCACCACTTCCGTTGTGAGGCTTGGCGATAGGACCAGCTCGTATCTGCCGCGCATGGCTAACTATGTGAGCCGTAACGCGACACTGATGGCGCAGTGGGTCGATGAGGCGGAGCGTACCGGCAAGGTCACTCAGGCTATGGAGAAGGCCATCGAGCAGGGTGGCTATCTCATGTCGAGCGTCAAGTCGGCTGGTGGCATACTCAAGGGCACGTTCGGCACGTTGGCCGAGGGCGAGAATGGCATCGAGAAGTTCTCCGACGCTTTGAGTCGTGCTGACAGGGCCGTGAACGGCGTGAAGTTCCAAACCACGTTGATCGCGTGGGCCGATGGGGCGAAGCAGGCTTCGGGCAAGTTCCATGATTCGTTCCGTGAGATTGGCGACGCGGCTTATGAGCTGCGGGATACGACGAAGCAGGCGTTCGTTGACGCCGGTTCCATGGTGTCCACCGGCATCGGCTCGGTGAGCAGTATGCTTGGCAAGTCGAAGACCGGTATCGCGGATTTCAGCAATGGCGTGTCCGAGGGATTCCAGAAGGTGTTCCGTGCCGTTGATTCCGCCTCCCCGATGTTCGACAGTCTGCTGTCGATGAGCGGCGAATTGTCCGACACGTTCGGTGGAACGTTGGGGAACACGTTGAAGTCGGCGGCTCCGACGATCAAGGTGTTGGCTGACGGCGCTTCCACCATGGCCCAGGCTTTCGGCAAGCTGCCTGCGCCCGTTCAGGCGATGGTCGGCATGTATGCGACGTTCGGAAAGGCCGGCATCAGCGCTTACAATTCGTTGAAGCGTGGCATGTTGCAGAACATCGAATCCACGTTGCAGTATCGGAAGACTTTGAGCCAGTTGGGCATCGCCTCGCAGGAGACTGCGATCAGTATGAGCGAGCTGGTTCGGGCGATGGCTCGTCTGAAGTCCGGTCAGACGGCTGGCGTGCTGACCGGCGAGGTTTCAAATATCCGCCAGATGGGTGCCGCAGCCGACGAGACCACTGCGAAGCTGAATCGTATGAATCGTGCGCAGGCGGGTGGTTCCGCCGTCGCTGGCGTTGCCGCTGGCGCTGGTTCTACTGGCT